GCCCAGCACGATATCCGCAGCGGCGGCATCGGTGATGTGCTCGACGGCCTTCTCGGCGGCGAGCATCAGGGAATCGACCACGGCGGCGGCCAGTTTCTTGGCGGCCAGCTTGGCTTTCAGTTTTTCGAGTGCGTTCTTGTGCATGTCAATCTCCTGCAATAATTTGGTTTGGAATTCTGGATGGATGATGAGCGGTGTGTCGCCATCATCGGATTCGGCTAAACGCGTCGCATCAACCGGCTGATTACCCTTGACCGCAGGGCGGACCACCAGCCCGGCGCCCATCATCAACGGGCCGCGATGTTCGCTTGTTTCAGGGTCAACATAGTCGTCGGTGTATTCGATCGACAGATATTTGAATCCCTTGTTCTTCACCGCATCGATGCCGTATGGAGTCCACTCCATCAAGCCTCTGAGCCGGTTTCCTTCCACCGCCAGCTTCGTGATCTTGGCGGCGGCACCGGCGTTCGGTGCATGCGCCACATCGAGGAAGATATCCTGGCCGTAGGCGCCCTTGTTGAAATTGTCGACGATCTGCAGCAGCAAGCCGCGCGTGATATCGACCACGCCGTAACGCGGATCGCTGAACTTCACGACCCGGGTAATCGTCTCCCATGTAGATTTCTTATCGCCCTCAAGAGACACTTGAGCGCCCAGCAGGACACTGATGGACTGAGTTTGGCTGGCATCGAGACGGATGTGACGGGCGGTTTTTCGCATTGTTTTTCCTGAAATGAGTTTTCTCACTCAGACGCCAGTTTCAGGGGGTTGGCAATACAAAAGGAGGGGGGGTGTTGTTAGCGTTTGGATTGTCGCCCTATCCGCTTTTGCACATCGCGCCAGCGGCTTCTAACCTGCGACGCCGGCAGCTTGCCGGCCTCGAATGCTTCATTCTTGTTCGCACCCAGAATGCCCTTACGGTCCTTGCT